CACGTTGAAACAGTCTTGAAGCCATGAAATTTTCTCCTATAAAAGAAAAGGAGCGGCGATATGCCGCCCCATTGTTAACTTAGCGAAGCAATATTCGAGCATTCCAACCGGGTGCAACACATCCCATTTGTGCGTAGCTCACGATTCGTGCGGTTACAGAGTCAGAAGACACATCTCGGAGGAGAGACTGACCATCTGCCTTGAACACAGACACAGGCTCACCACGGGAGAGCAGATACCAGGTGCTCATCTGGAGCATGAATGCTTGACCTGAGGGGCAATCACGGTCAGGCAGGCAGATGAGGACTCCCTTGGAACCATTGAGCATGATGCCTTTGAAACTGAATGCAGCCTCGCTACCAGCCTTCACATCCACATACATAATCTTCGTGCCCAACTCGACTTTGAGACGGTTCCAATCGGTGTGGTTCATGAACACATGAGAAGGAGAGGCACCTTCACGCGACAGGCGGGTCTCTGCCTTGATGAGAGCTTCCTCGACAGACAGAGCAGAGCCATCGATGTAAACACCGGCGAGACGAGTCTTGTCAGAGCTTCGGTTGACGTTGAAGAACGAGTCGTTGGAAGCCACAGAGGAGGGAAGCCAAGCGGACAGGCCCTTGAGCTTGCCGTCATAGTCACCATCAACGAAGATGTACTTGTCGGCGACCAATGCAGATACCGTTGCAGTGATTGCAGCCCCGCCTTGCGTTGCTCCTACCGAGAACGTACCAGCGTCACGGTCGATTGCTACGACATACACTGCGGTCGAGCTTACAGTTCCACCACCATCAACGGTGTCGCTTTGGAGAGCCTGACCGACTTCAAAGCTCACGATGTCGTCAGGGTTAGCGAGCACCAACACAGTGTTGCCGGCTACCTGAGTAGATGCAATCCTGCCAATGGAACCAGAGCCAGAACGGAATGATGCAATGGACAGACGGCGTGCAACGGTTTGCATGGCTCCATCGATTTCGAGAGTAAGGGCAGAGAGGAAAGAGCCTCGGTCATTGCTAGACGCCAAGAGAACTTCATTGGTAACGGAAGCAACGGCATATTCCGTCTCGACAGAGATAAGGAATGCCTTAAGCTTGGAGTTGGTCTTGTTGGCAAGGGCCTTGGAGAAGTCATGAGAGGCACCCTGAGGGTTGCCATAGATGAGAGGCAATTTCTGCACATCACCCACAAAGTCAGTCTTTTTCTTGAGCATTGCGAAGAATGGTCTATCAGCATAGACCAGATTTTCCACCATTGCCTTGTCATAGTATTGTTTCAACATGGGTTCTGCGAAGCTTAGAGTCATATCTGCCATGGTGTTCTACCTTTCTAAGTGTTAACTGTTACGAGCCAAAATGGCTTTAATTCTTGCGTCTCGGTCAAGCGGATCTGCTTGGGAGACCTTGGGTGCAGGGCGTTGGTTTGCCTGCATTTGCACATTGCTCAGACTTCTGGGCTCTTGCTGTGCCCATGGCATCTTGACTTGCTCTACTTGCTCATCACCGAGAACCCTCTTGAACTTGTTAATCTTCCGGTATGATTCAACTTGTTTCTCAAGGTATTTCTCAGTATACTCGCAAGCCGTCTTAACATCCAGCAATTGCTGATTCTGTTCGTAATATGCCCTAATCGTGTCAAAAACAGCGTCTTCATAGCCCAGCTCGCGAATAAGCTCGAACTCTTCACCTCCGTCAGTGATTGCTTGCTTGATGTTGTTCTTGAATTGCTCAGTAGCCTTAGCCTGTGCTTCCTCTTGCGCTTTTTCAGCTTCAGTCTTTGCCTGAACCTTTTCTTGGTCTCGTTCTGCCTTTAGACGCTCAATTTCAGCTCTCAACTCGTCAATTGGCTCAACAGGTTTGCCCATTCCCATCTTATTTAGCATTTGTTCAGTCAAAGAGCTGTAATCGATGCCATTTTCCTGAAGGAAGTCAATCACGGCTTGCGGATCTTGCTTGAAGCTGGCCACTCGCTTGTCAAATGATTGAAACTTCTCTTGACCAGCTTTGAACTCAGCTTCCTTTGCTCTCAAAGCCTTCTCTTTACGAGCCAGCGACGCGAATTTAGAGACAAATGCGTCCTCGGGTGCAGGTTCTGCTGATTCTACAGGTGCTTCGACTGATTCTACAGGTGCTTCATCAAACATTGTTTCTCCTTTGCTTTGTTCAGACAAAATTTTCCGTTTCCCATCTACGTCTACCAGTCAAACCAGGTGACTCTACCATCTTACCATTCTTCTTGATGTGATTCCATCGCGCAAACTCTTTGCGAGCGCCTTCATAGTCAGCAGAATTTAGCTTTTTGAGCAACATAGATGCTCTAAGATTGCCAAGGCCAAAGTTAAAAACGAAGCTCATCAAAGAATCAAACTGGCCTTGGGTAAGCTTCACTCTCACTGCTGCTGACAAGCCTTCCTCACACTCCTTAACGTCAGCCATGAACAACTCGTTTGCCTTTGCTGCATTGATAACCTGTCCAACCGAAACATCGGGGCCTGTATGCCCATAGCCGATGGTCAGCTTCCCAGCAGGGCAAACGTATGCCAACAGCCTCATTCCTTCGAAATTACGAATCCTGTCGAGAACCAATGGCGAAGCTTTCATATTGGCGTGGCTCCTTCTGGTGATGGTGCAGCAGGTTCCGGCTGTGATTGTATTGCTTGCCCAGGAAGACTCATAACCGTCTGTGCTGTCTGACCTGCATTAGTTGGAGTTGGACTTGCAACCTGCAATGCTGTTTGTTGTTGCTCTCCTTGATCGATTAACGATCTGACATCTTCGATGTACATCCTGAGAAGTGCGAGAGTTTTCTCTGGGGCTCCTTGGGTGCGGAAACGCAAGTAAGACCTATGGGCAAGGTCTAGTGCTTTCTTAAGATTGTCGAATGGTTCTGGAGGCTTGTACTCTCCAGAATCGACAATATCACTGATAGCGTCCTGAATGGCGTAGGTGTCAGCAAGGCGCAACTCTCGATAGCTCGTCGTGTCAGGAAAGTCCAGTAATTCCAAAGCAGAGTCATCATCAATCTTGCCAGCTGCTAGCAACTCTTGGACAAACGCAAGTCTACCCTCAGGGGAATGTGGCAGCATTGAAGTGGGGAACACGTTTACGACAAGCTGGTCATCGTCCATGGTCACGTCGCTCCATGGGACGTGTTGAATGCCACGACGCTTGTCTTGAGTGATGAGCAAGAAGTCCTTGTTAACTTCGCTGGCTCTGCGGGCTGCTTCCACAGTTCTGTAGTAAAGCTCGGAGTGCGCTTGCTCAAACTCTTGACCAATGAGCACGAAGCGCTGAGTCTCGATGTCGTTGTAAGTTTGAAGAGCTTTGCCACTGTTGAGCCCTCCCGGCTTCTCAGAACGTGCTGATAGCTCAGAGATGCCAGTCATTCTGTATGCTTGTTCGATGAGCCAATCGAGATACTGCATAACCTGGGGACCAACGGGGTTGGGTGCGATGTAAACAGGGGCCTGCGCTCCCGTCCACTTCACAATAGAGCCAACGGTGTTGTTGAGGTGAGAGGCAGGAATGGAAGCACTTTGATGCACAAGCCATTTGGGAGCATGACCAAGATGAATAGATTGTTGAATGAAATACATCACTTTGGAGATTTCGTATTGCAGGCTCCACAAATCGTCGACGAGAGCATTCCCCCAAAAACCTACCTGAGGCGATTGCCAGCGAAAGAAGACAAAGGGGAATGATTCTGTCTTCCACTCCTCATCCAAGAGCGTCACGTTGTCCAAGACAATCACATGGCGACCCTTAGCCTGCCCGATTGGGAGACGCCAGGCTTCAAAGACTCGCACCAGGTCTGATTTTGAATTGATGCCAGTGGGCTTGTAGGCGTTCGACTTGGCGATAGCCTCCTTTTTTTCACCACCTTGATAGAGAGAGATGAGCACTTGCCTGTCAACGAATTGATATTGATAGAGAGTTTGAGGATTCCCGTTGATAGCCTCCATGTCATCAACCATCAAATAATTGCACATGACTCGCTCAAAGCCTATGTCGTTGTCACTTTCGATCACCTTCAAGCACCCAGTGCCAGTGATGGCCCCATCGACGAAAATCTTGCGCATAAGGCTATGAACGTCTTTGCGCGACCAAAGCCCACGCATAGCACGATCCAACTTCTCAGCTTTGCGTTGGATACTCCAGTCGGCACCATCCGTGATGACAGTTGGTTTGATTTTGTTCTTGGCAATCTTGGAAGCACACGTATCCACACATGATTTCACGATGTTAAGCGACACACGTGACTCTTTGCCAAGGCCGGGAGAGGTGTTGAACTGGCTGAAATCCTGGTTTGTTTGTGATGGTGAAGACGTGGCTGAATTGTACAAGCGAACGTTTCGGTTAAGCTGTGCAAGCCTGCCCATCTGCTCTTTCTCAAGCCACATGACCATCTGACACACTTCTTTGTGTGCGTCGTTCTTGTCAGTATCCCACCAGAAGTTAGACGTATCTTCCTTGCTTGGCATGTAGTTGTCAATCATGATTGGATCTCCGGTATATCAAAGCAGTTAGTCACAATTGAAGGACTCATCTGAGGTATATAATTGAAACTGTCTTCTTGTGGAAAGCGTTCAACCTTTCGTTCTGGCTCAGCTATCATAGCCTCAAGTTCTTGAAATTTAACCTGATAAACGCCGTTTTCCCTACAAAAGATGATAAAATCCTTCGCTTCGTCAAGTGTCATAATGTTCTCC